TCACTATCGCGGTGATACAGTCTTGCGTCACGTCCTGCTTCTTGGAAGTATTTCGGGAATACTGCATTGAGACCCTTTTCTGAATAATTCAGATTTTCTTCCAGAACTGTAAAATTTAGACTTTCGTGTCCACACTGTGCGAAAAACATTGAGATTCGCTCTGGTGTATTAATTTGATACTTAGCCAGCATTGTTTGCAAGGGCTTTACCCACTCTTGCCATTCTTTGTTGCCGTGCAGTAGCTGCTCAATTTGCCCAGATGATAAAATCATTTGCCTACTTTCTTAACCTTTTCGAAACTACGCATTCCTGCCAAACCCAACATTCCTGTTAAAATCGGCATCATAGTCGCCATCTCAGCTTGCGGGACCATAATGCCAAAGCCAGCAGCGATTGGCGAAATTAGAAAATTCACGGCTAGGCCAATTACACACACGTAGCCACACAGGGGTCGCCAGCTTGATTGAAACCAGTTTCCAGCGGCCTCTGCCTTGTTTACCTCTATTTGCGCCAGCAGGGCTTCCTGCGCGTGTCTGTCGGCCATTGTGGACAGGCTATGGGCCAAATCTGCGGCCTTGTCCTTATCCTGAATGAATTTTCCAGCCAATTCAGTTGCGGGGCCAATCAGGGCGCTGAGTATACTCATTTCTCTGATCCTAGCCACACTGCAAATGCGCCTGTCATGGAGCCAGAACATATTGAAATCATTGCACTTTGTTGTGTGGACAAATCTTCCAAAGACATTCCCCACTCAATTACGCGGATATACATGACGGTCATAACGAACATCATTAGACGGGGTAAAATTCGCCAAGCTAAAAATTGTTCCACTGTTAGTGTCATAATTTCATCCCATTTTGGTTAGAACCGCCAGCAGCATTAAGATAATAGCGCCACTGGCTCCGATTAAAATCGCTTCTAGTCTCTTTACTCTTGTAAACAAATCTTTGAATTGAATTTTCACTTCGGTCGAAAGGGCAATCATCTCTTTCTCCAAGCTATCGATGCGCTGGTGTGCGCTGCTGACGGTTCGTTTATCCATTACTCTTCCAATGCTTCTTCCACTGCCAGCGAAGAGGTTAGCATTTGAATGAACGCCTGCTTGCCCACTTGTAGCTGATCTAGGTTAAACTGTGTAGATGCAATTTTACGTTCCAAGTCAGTGGCATGATTTACCATTGTTTTTTGAGCATCTGTCAGTTGATCTTCAGTGTAGTCAGTGCCGTTGATCGTAATGGTGTTTGTTTTTTTCTCAGCCATTGTGATCTCCTTTTAGTTTGTTACCACGGAACACCCGTGGCGGTGGTTGGTGCTTTCTTTTCGTCTATCATAGCTTGCAGTTTTGTTTCAGTTGCGTCTTCACCTACAACTGCTTGCACCCAGCCAAGAACATTGGCTTCTGTTACATCTGCGTAGTCAATAAAATCAGATGCACTTGGGTCTGGCGTGTGGTGTGTCTTACCACCCAGCCTAGCTACATGAGTAACTGCATCGTCACCAGTACCTACTGTTTCAGATGCACTGCAAAGCCAGTCAGCATGTTCAATGCCATCATTGCTTGATAGACGTTCTAGTCCTCTGATAGACCATGTGAATGTGATTGCCATGATTAACTATCCTGTGCTTCACGCATTGCTTTGTATGCGTTCTTAACATCGTCAGTCCAAGCTGCATTGGTTATTGCCTGTACACTTGCGGGTTCACCTGAGATGTCTGTGGCATTATGCGCCCAGCTTGCGGATACGCCAGTTACTGCTGTTACAGCTTCAACCGCTTCTCTGGTCACATTGCCATCGCTATCCTTTTGTTCAGTTACTGCTGTTACAGCCTCAACAGCAATTACTGCTGGCGTGTATACTGAATTAAACGGCTGAAGAACATGCCGGTGAAAAGAACGACTTAGTTCTGTCAGTGCGCCAGAGGAACCTTCTTCCATGATTTTAGTGGCCTTACGAACTTGTATGCTCCAAGATTGCACGACCTCAATTTTGTCAAACTCAATTACTTTAGTGATGTCACCGCTTGCCATATTTTATCTCCTTTTATGGACTGTCCGACCCGAAACTATGTAACGGGTTATGATGTTGTTGTGTAAGTTCCCATCAAATATAAACGGTTTTTGTCAGCGCCGCTATTAGTAGCCGTCATGTTTGCAACAGGTATGGTACGGTAGCCAATTCTGTCAGAGCCGCCAGAATTATTTGTTAATGTTACAGTAGTATTGGAAACCCAGCCCTGATAGGGCATAAAGTTTGTCCACGCATCTTGAGCATTAATTGCTAATGGATATGTGTCAGTACCACCTGCCGTAAACGGAAGTCCTGTTATAGTTACAATGCCAGAGGCACTACCTGCCGTATAACTACCTGTCCTCAAAGCAATAGAAATTGTGACTAAGTTGCCAACTTTTGTATAATTACCAGTTTGAATGTTGTGGACTATTGCGCCAAAGGCGGTTCCTGATGCGGCATATACAGGCGCGAACGTCCCTTCTTCATAGTCGTTTAGCAAATTGTTATCAATATTTGTACCAGCGCCGTAAGCAGAAAAATTAATACCCTTACCTGCTGTGCCGACTACTAGGTTTCCGTTTTCAATGGTGACATCACCTGCTGATTCAACAGTCATGCGAATACTAGACGTACCTACTGTTGTGCCTGTCCTAAATTCAAGACTGCCACTAGACCCTGTAGCAGCAAGTCCAACAATACCCGCTGTTGACATAAAGCTGTTAAATAAACCGCCTGTACCACGATTCATTGCAAATAAATTTCCGCCTGAAGGTGCGGCTATGGTCAATGGATGATTCATAGCTGAAGAGCCGTCTACTTGAACAGCTGTATTAATACCTACATTGCCACTGGTATCTATAGTCATACGAGCAGTCTCTGATGACCCTGTGCTAAATTGTAGTTTATCATCTGCCTCCGCTGAAATAGAGGCCCTAATTGTTCCACCAAGTTGATGTTTCCACCTGATATGATTGGCTTGAGTAAGGTCTATGTCATGGTTAAACTGTGCAGTACCAGCATCAGACATATCAAGGGTAAGGGCGGTGACAGTTTGACCACCATCGTTGCCTTGAAAGCGCATATCCATATCTGATACGGCGCTAAATAAACCACAGTAGCTATTACCATCTCTGGTTACTTGAAAAATAGTTGTTCCATCATCCTTAAAACGCCAGACTCCATTATCAGAATCCAGAATAATATCGGCAGTTGCATCAAGGAGAAAATCACCTGTTCCGTTAGTTATAGAACCTGCCGATCCACTATGGACAATAATTAAATCGTTATCAGAACCAAGATTAAGAGGTTTTGCGTCAAGTAAAGTAACTCCAGCGCCAAACTGGGCAGAGCCGTTTTCGTTTAGGACAAGAACATTATCATTACCACCCGTAGAAAACTTTATGTTTCCATCACTTTCTTGGTTAGTAAAGTATACATCATCGTCTTGCCACATTGCTATAAACATTCCGTTTCCAGCAGCGGCACCAGTAGCATCATTAGTCATGTGGATTTGTGAACCAGTAGAACCGCCTTGCTCTTGATGTATATGCAAGGCTGCTCTTTTATAAGCTACGTTACTTGGTACGGGTGTAGGCGTACCAATACCTAATACATCTTCACCACCATCAGCAAACAACAAATGGGCTGTATTGCTTGACTCAACACGGAAGTTTAGGTCAATACCAAGATCATTAACAACAACTTCAGCAGCCCTGATAGTAATTCTTGGTGTTGTTCCAAGTGCTGCCCCTAAACCAATCTGTAAAGCATCTTCGCTATCATCCAAACCAACATGGTAGTCTGCTGCGTTGCCATCAAATACAATTTTTGCATCTTCTGCACCTGCATCACCAATAGTAAGTGTGGGGGTTGTGCCGCCGATAGAGGAAGCAGCATTACTAGCAAACCCACCGTTAAACACAGTAGCAGCCGTGGTGGTCAGGACGCCTGTAACTAGGGCAGTGTCGCTAACCGTCAGGTCATCAACAACTGTTGTTCCTGCCAAATTAAGATCAGTAAAAACATCATAAACAATTTGGGCAGTACCTGCTCCACCAGTGCAAGCAATTACCTTTGTGTCCCCAGCAGGGATTACAACATTGGCTCCACTTCCTTGGGTAAATGTCAAAGCCGCAGCAGTTCCATTCTCCATTATCCAAACTTTAGACATTGTTGCTGGTAATAGAGTTACTGTGCAGGCTTGGCCTCCACCAGTAAGTTTAAGGTACAATGCTCTATCGTCATCAAGAACACCGGGACCCATTGTAATATTGTCTGAACTAGCATTTGCTATAACTCTCGTGCCATGCCCAAGAGCCTGACCAATCATTTCCAAGTTAAGGTTCGTGACCGTCCCCCAAGAACCGGACTGATCTCCAGTAGCCATCTCATTGAGCGCGAGATTATTTACAAATGTTGAAGTCATATCAATCGATCCTTATTATAGCGGTGTCTTTGGTCTGGGCAGGGAAGACAATTTTAAACGTACCGTTTGAGACGGTAAAATCGCCGCCAAAGTTCAAAACAGCAATTGCCTTGTCACTTTTATCATCGTTATATATTAATGCTCCACGGGCTGTAAAAGATGCTGCTGTCCATGTTGGATCGGCAGCAGTAAATACACCGCTGGTGCTGTTGCCTTGAACATTTTTGGAGCCTAACAATTCGCCTTTAGTCGTATAGCCGCTTCCGTTTGCGACTTCTACTCTGGTAGAGCCAGAGCTTCCATTTGCGCTGTAAACAGTTGTGCCTGCGCTAAGATCAGCGGAGCTTGTGAAAAGAGCAATTCTCAGTGCGTCATCAATCAGATCATGCTCTCCTAGCAGAAGCTGTACTTTGAAACTTGTACACATTGCTTGAGTAATTGACATTATATGCCTCCGTTATATTCTGCTGCGTAATCTCGTTGCATCTCTTGTACAAACAAACCGACCGCCTCGTCAAATTGAGTTTTATAAAGAGACAGTGTCTCTGGAGCTTTAAGGAAGGCTGACGCCTCATACAAGGCCGCTGCAAGCATTACGGTGGGCGCGTTGGTGTCAACCCATGTATTTGCGTTAGAGCTTGAGAGGCCCGTCTCAGGAGCAATGAAATCAACTTGATATGCTAGGGTTGCACTGGGTGTCGGTGCCAGAGTAATAACTGTCCCTGAGTTTCCTGCATTTTTAGTTGAATACATTATCGGCTGTCCAGTGGTTGCTGACTTAGGCCAATAATCTCTTAAATAAGAATCCACTCTGTGGTTTAAATAAATAACATTGCCGTTTGAATCAGTAATAGAGACTTGCCTTATCATCCTTGCAGTTGCCACGACATAGTCAGACTGTCCGTCAACCAAATTGACGGCGGATGTTGTCTGCCGATAGCACGGCAGATTTGGCAACCGCTGAAAAATCATCGCTTCTGCCTGATCTATGATTGTATCAATAGAAGCAACCAATTCCGTGGAATTATCTTCTAAGAAATTCTGGATGTTTGTTTTTAATGTCGTGTAGCTCATTTAATTGCCCCAAACTCCTGTGTTCCAGCCATCTTCGCCATATCCACGGTTTACTTCGATTGCTGTCGCATCTCCCACGCCACCCGTGCCGCCAACGCCAACGTCATCCTCTTCTGGTGACAACTCTATTATTTCTGCGCCAGTACCGCCAGTGCCGCCCACTCCTGTTTCGGCTGGTTTTAAGCTAGTAATTTCTAATTGAACACTACCAACATTGGCACGGGCAGGAACGCCAACTGGTGGCAATAACCTGCGATCAATCGTCCAATCCTGCGTAAATCCAATAAATATTTCAACATTTTCGGGGTCGTTATCGGGCCGTGGATTAAATAACGCAGTGGCATCCACAACATTTTTAGCTGGCGTTAGCTGCGGTTGCTTTGGCTCATAATCTTCTGGTGATACGCGCAGCCCATCCCAAGTGGTTTTCAGTTGGGTATAGGGAACCCGAAGCCCACTTATGTCGCTTATCGCCTGAGATTTTTTACCTCTTGCGTATTTAGCCATTAATATAAATTCAGCGCAGTTGGCTGAACCCTCAAACTGACGCCATCATTATCGGAAGACGATGCAAAATTAAACGCCCGTTCATACATTTCGTTTAGTATTGAAAATTTATCTGTCGCGTATTTTAGTGACAGCTTGCTTGCCAGCCCAGCGCAGATGCATTCGTTCCATCGATATGGAATGTCAGCGTTTTGATCTGATGCTGTAATGTCTTGAAGTTGGGTTATTGCCCAGTACACAAGACTGTATGTTGTCCTGTCTGGTATTTGCCAGATGTACAGGATCGGCGTAATTTGCTTGTCCAGCATGTATTGGCTTGGCTTGCCGCTCGACGTTTTATTTGGCAGTTGATTGTAGTCAGAGATCGACACACGATTAATGATTTGATCGGACGTATCTGTCCCAGAGCTATCGCGAACGACAGCGTCCAGAATGTCAATCGTACCTAAGTCTAGGGTGTAGGGCGTTGTTTGATCCTTAACTAAGGTCAAAGTTTTTTGCTCTAGCGTCCAGTAATTGATACCCCGATTGGCCCACTCAGAGAAGAGAAGGTTTAGGCTGCGCCGTGCTGACACGGCCCTGTCACCTGTTTGCGTTTGGGGATCAATTCCACAACGCTCAAATGCTTCAGCAATTATTTCCTCTACATCTGGTTTAAAAGCTACTGTGCCTGAGAGTGCCATTTATTTCCCCTACGCGAAGAACACATTCATTAGCACGACTGTGGCAACGGTATATTTTACAGATAAGCCAGCCTTAAACAACATGCCCTCATCTGGAATAGTATTGTCCAGAGTTAAGTTGTCTGTGCCGATTGTTTGTGCTTTGAATATAATAGTACCACTATCTGGCGTACCATTAAAGAAATCAACCAGCCCTGCTGTGCCTGCCGATACAATGGAATAGCCTTTCAGCCTTGTACGACCACCACCAGCCACTGCACTGGCACACAGTGAGCCAGAGCCTACTGTAATGTTCGCAGCGTATTGGGCAGAACATTCCACTGCACTAACTGTGACAAATAACTTAGCGCCTGCTACTGCTTCAGCAGACCCAGTTGAAGTTATTACTTCAGTGATAGCACTTCCGAAAACGTCAGTGCCTGTTATAGTACAAGTTTTGTTGTTGTCGCCAGTCCCTGCCGTTGTGACAGTAACATTTCTAGCACCACCACCTAAAAAGGTTGTTGCTGCCATTGTTGCTGATGTATTTGGTCGTGCTGCGGTTACCAGCCGATCAGGGTCTGCCGCATTCTCGTCGGCTATAAACCCGACCTGTACGTCTGTTTGTACGCTCATATTAATCTCCTAGATTGTAAAGTGGGGGTTGCCCCCCACCAGATTAATTACGCAATTTGAACATACTCAATGATGAACGTAAACGAACCAGCAGTTGTAGCATTAACAGTGTTGGTAATGTTACAGAAGATGTTTCGCGCCGCAGAAGCATACTGAACGGATGCAGGAGCAGTTGCGGCATCTTGAGTCTGAACAACTAATTCAGTCAAAG